TTTACCAGCTTTATAACTGTCCAACCATATTAACATGAAAATAAAGGGAAGGGAAGGTTATTGATTAAAACTTATCTAACTCTTCAAGTGTGTCTGTCTTTTCTTCCTTAGCTAACAGCTTTTCAGCTTTTGCTATCTTAACCTTTTGTTCTGCATACCTTTCTCTTGAATATTGATTTATTCTGTCTTTGTTTTTGTGGTAATACTCTTTCATTTTCGTTTTATCTTCTTCTTTTTGCTCATCAGTTCGCTTTGCCCTCTTCTCTCGAAGGGAGGTTAACCGCTTTTCTCTATGTTTTATATAGTCTGCCCTTGTTTTAGCGTTATGTTTCTCCCTGTTGAGCTCATAATAGCTTTTATTGTATTTCGACATTGTTCCTCCATTTTATATTCTTTAATCGAAAGGACTATCGCTAGTATCATCTTCTTCCTGTTCTATTTTAATGGTAGCAAAGGCGTTTCCTTTCTCGCTTTTGTTTAAAAAAACAGCAATATTGTATGTTTTTTCCGTACCATCTTTGCTTTTAAATGTACTCCCATCTTTGTGCGATACAAAAATAGGCTTTTTACCGCTAACCTTTTGTATCTCAAACAATTTATTAACAAGTTGATTTACTTCAGGAAGGTCTTTTATCTCATAACCCACCATTACATTGTAATATTCTTCTTTCTTAGCCATCTCTATCCTCCAATTTTTGTTTACATGTTGTCGAACAACAACTGTTTATATATTTCATCTACCTCTTGCATATATTGTCTTTGCGAGAGTGTTCCTATGTCTATCTTTTTAATGCGGTCAATAAGTTTTGCAATGTCATCATCATCCAATCTAGGCGGAATAAACAATTTTTTAACCATTGTTCGCCTCATCATAAATTAACTTAATATTTTTCGTTGAGTTTTCCTCGTAAGGTATCGGCTTCTTAGGTAATTCTTTATTGCCTAACAATGCCTCCGAGTAGTCCTCAAGATTTTGTATTAAGTTCTTTTCATAGTCAGTATCTCTTGTGTATCTCCATATTTTTGTGTGTGTTGGTGTCCAATTAACCAAATCAACATATTCTAAAGGTAATTTTGGCTCCGCCATTTTGAGTACCATTAGCTGACCTGCAATTTGGGGAAGGTATTGCTTAGGAAACTCATCATAATTAGCGTTCCCTTGTGCTGAACATTTTATTTCAATTAGACCTTTCTTATCCATAGTCATGCCATCAGGGGTACAGCTAAGAGCAATACTTCTGTCGGCTTTTGTGTTCATCCAATCGCTGACTTTCCAATTATTTTGGTTATCACAGTAATACAAACATGGCTCTTTATTAACCAACATCCATTTAGCTATACCACATCTTTCATTGTAAGTGCCAAACTTAACACTAGCTAACGCTCTGTCAGGTAGGGGAATATCTTTTTGCTCTTTGTCAGCTAGTAGTCTTTTCATTCTGTTAGCTGGAGACATTCTCCAATCATTCTTAGCTTTGTATGTTAAGCCGTAAGCATAATCTTTAAACAAAGAAGTTCTAAGATTATCAGGTATATGTGGGTGTTCTGTTTCTTTTATTTCAGGTTGTAAGGCAGTACCAAACTGCATTTCATCTGTCTTTTTATCCTCTAACTTGTTGTTTTTAAAGGCATTTTCTATAAATTCTGCTTGCTTTTTAGAATCTTTTATCTTTCCCAATACCTCATCACTTATCGAAATTACAGGAGGGTTTCCTTCAGGCATTGCCTCTCCACTGATAAAAATTTGTATTCCTAAACCAAACATAGCAAAACATTTTACCATTGCTCTCATTTTAGCTGAGTTCATATCAAAACAATTCGGTTTAATTATGGGGCTGTTTCTGTAATCTGTGACAGGGTACCACATCTCTTTGTGTAGGTGGTCGATTTCTATTCTGCAATAGATTTCTTGTGAGCCTCCTTCAAAAAACTTATGCTTGGTATCATCAAACATTACATGATGTTGAGGATAATGCTGATTCATAATGTCTACAGCGTGTTGCCATTTTAAATATGTAAAACCATTTTTAAGTTCTGTTTTACCTGTCAAGTCAATTTTCGACAAGCACTCATAAACAGATTTATAAGTTAGTTTAGGTGTTTTATCTTTAACTATATTGCTATAGATTTCCGCAATCATATTAGCGGACAAGTTTTCATCAGATTTTTCTTTACTATCTGCAAGATTTGTATTTACTTCATTCATAATAACAAGATTATATATGTTAATAGCTTAGCTATCAAGTATTATTTTATTTATTTTTGTTAATATTCTTTGCTTTCGGTTTTTAGATGTGATATTAATATTATATTTATTATTATTAAATAATAAAACATACACATATATATGTGTGTATATTAATTAAGTATGAACAAAGAAGAATTTAAACAATTAATTGGGTTATTTGATGAAACATATCCCAAACAGCCTAAGCTAACAGTAGCTCAACAGCTAATGTTTTGGGTTAGCTTACAGAATTACAGCGTAGATTCTGTTATGGCATCTTTTATATCACACACCAATGACCCTGAGCTAGGGGAGTGGAAGCCTCAAGTACCTGTGAACCTGACTAGATTTTTGCAACAATCTGATGTTTCTATTAGAGCAATATTTCAAGATTTTTTTAAACACAAAGAGATTAAAGATGATATTGCTATAAGGGTGTGTAATAAGCTAGGGGGAAATAATTTATTAAAAATGCCTACTTATCAGACAGATAAGAAAGAGGAGATATTTGTGAATTTATACAAACAAGAGAGGGTTGGCAATCATTACGATGCCTTGCCAAACGAACTTAAAACAAAACTTATAGGGGTGTTAAAGAAATGACATTAAAAACATATATAACAAGAACTCATGTTGCGATGGATGTTGCAATAAAGGCAAACTCGGCAACTGGTGCTGAAAACAAGGTAGCCAAAACATTATCGAGTGAGCTTGTAAAACAACTTATGCGTGATAAAAAAGTTGAGTGGATAGACAATATACAAATGCTTGTTGATGGTGATGAAACTAAATTTACAAAAGAAAACCACGCACCAATGACTGGTCCAGCTGTCGAGATAGACTATGATTAGATTAGGCGATGAGCAATTAGAGAAGGCAATTATATCCCTTAGGGAGTACGGAGAACAGCTAGCTAAGGCTGAATCTGATTATGAATATTACTCTTCTATGATGAAAGTTAGAAAAGCTGAGGTGTTCTTAGCTAGTGCTAATCAAGGATTGACAGTCAAAGACAGGGAAGCTATGGCTGAAACAAACAAAGAAGTTATAGCATACATAGATAAGATAAGAGAAAAGAAGAAAGATTATATTTGTCTGAGGCATAAAATATCATCTGTGATGGAGTCATGTAATTTGTTTAGGACAAAATCCGCTAATATCAGGGGAGAGAAGAAACTCTATGGAGAATTAGGGTGAAATGCTGGCATTGTGGTACTGAATTGATTTGGGGTGGCGACCATGATGTTGAGGATAGTGAAGAATATTCTATTGTAACAAACTTGTCATGCCCTAACTGTAGTTCTTATGTAGAAGTTTATTATCCGAAGGAGAAAAAAAATGAAATACAATAGTGGATTTGAATATGACCTTCCAGTAGGCAAAAGAGGCGAAGAAATTGTATGGGGAATCTTGGAAAAAGACCCTGTGGAAGTAAAAAGTGAGCAAACAAAGATGTCAAGGAATTGGATGACAACAGGAAATTGCTTTGTAGAGTATGAAAGTAGAGACAAGACCAGTGGCTTAGCTCATACAGAAGCTAAGTGGTGGGTTATTAACTTTATGGATGGAGATGAATTGTGTTTTTCTGCGTTTTTATCGGTTGATAGAATGAAGAAGATTGCAAGGCGTTTCTATCAAGAAAAAGGTTCTGTTTTAGGTGGCGATAACAATACATCGAAAGGAGTATTGGTACCAATATCAGCTTTGTTTGACCATAAAAGCCACATAATTCCTGAACAACCGCTATCAGAACAAGATAAATGGATGGCGTATGCACAAAAAGTTACCGAAGAATGTGAGCAAAACGAAAGAGAATATCAAAAAATACTAAGAGGAATGAAGAAAAAATGATTAAAATAATAGAAAAGATTATGTATGCTTATGATGAGTTGCCTGACCTAGTGCAAGCCTTTATATTCATATCTTTTGTTATATTTTTTTGGGAAATGATATTGTAAAATATTGTTTTTATGGCTAAAAGACCTACTAAAAGTATACAAAAAGAATATGACAAATGCGTTAGCTACGGCTGTGTGCTGTGCAAAAAACTATACGGAATATATAGTCCTCCTTGTATTCACCACCTAACAGGAGCAGGAATGTCGTTAAAAAGCAAGGATTTTATTCCTCTTTGTCATGCCCATCATCAAGGTAAAGAGGGAATACACCATTTAGGAACATTTACTTGGGAAGAAAAATATGGTACACAGGAATCATTACTTAAATATTATAAGGAAAACAGTTAAGAATGAATCCTGAATTGCTTACATTACTGTTGCCTAGTAGCCCTACTTATGAGGTAAGGTCAATCACTCATAACGCTCTTACTCCACAAGACATTGCACACCTGCTAGCTAAGAAGAGATTAAACAAAAAAGAATTGAATATCCTCTTGGCTAAGTTTATAGATTCTGATTCAGCTCACGAAGAATTGTTTGATGAGATGATGGATAGTGCCTGCACAATTTTTATGAAAGATGGGGTGCCTAGCAAACCTGGAATTATTCGTAAATTTACAAGACTAGCCTTAGCTGAGACATTGTTTACAAAATGTTTTATATGTAAGGGTGTTGGTACTGTTGTTGTCAATAACAGCAGTATTGAGAAGTGTCCGCATTGTGATGGTACAGGTGAGTTTATTTATGAAGATGTGCATAGAGCACACATTATGAAGATACCTATGAAGCTATACAAGAGACATAGAAAGCAATACTTCAAGATAAGAGAAGAGGTTGTTGATATAGAAAATGAGGCGTTAAGGAAACTTGGAGACTAATGTTTAGTCATGTCATCATCTTCTTGTAACGCTAGCTCAGGAGATTCTTTTAACAATCCTTTTAGTTCTGTAATTAACTCAGCATCAGATTTCTCTGCGGTTTTATCTACATTAAGATTAATAGTCTGAGATGAAAAGTTACCTAGCTCAAGAATAAGTTTGGCTGTGTTGAGCTTGACCGCATCCTGTTCAGAGTGCAACAAGTCTTGGAGAACGCTGATAGCTACGCCTGATGTAGAGGCAATTCTTTCTTCTTGTTTCTTCCTGATTTCTTTTGTGTATTTGTTTTTAAGATATCTAGCTTGAAACCTAATTGATTTGTTGTTTTCCCAGCCAGCTTTTATTGCTGATTGAGTAGCATTTCCTGCTGTATCTCCTTGACAAAAGAAGTCTATAAACTTCTCTTCTTTCTCCTTATCTATTCTTTTTGGCATATTACTGTCCTAGTGGGTTGTCTGACCTAGCTTTCATTTCATTAACTTTAGCGTTTAATACTGCTATTTCTGCTTTGTTAATGGCAATGTCTGCTGTCAATGGTTTAATGTCAGGAGCTGATTTTTTCTCAAGCACAGTTAAGCGATTAGAGATTTCTCCAAACTTAGAAAACCCACCACCAATAGCTGCTATAATTGAGAGTAAAACTCCCCATGTTTTTATATCTTTAAAATCCACGAATCCTCCTTAAATGTTCTTCTGCTCTTATTGTGTTATCTATAGATTCCTGAAGAATCTTTTGACTTGTTGCCATAGGGTCGTTATATACAATCTGATTCTCAGAATATATATCTCGCAAATCAATGTATTCTCTTTGGTCATCATAGCTACCTCCATCAATGTTTAATTGATTTAAAAATATATTGTTGTTTGTGTTCCCATAGTTCTCTAATGAAATAGGGCTTTCCATAGCCTTAGCTACAATAAGTGATGTAGCAATAAGCCTTTGGTCCACTCGCTTGAGGGTTTCATTAACCTTCCTTTCAATAGATTCTATTGAAATAGTTTGAGTATCGACTGTAGTGTTTCCACCATCCCTGCCTTCTTCCACCTCAGCATCTCTGCTTTCGAGGGCATCTTCTCTTGTAGCAACAGTTTCAGCTCCTCCACTTCCTGATTCACTATCTGTTGTTTCTCCTTCTCCGAGAGTTTCATCTACTTCTTCAGAAGCCACTGTAGTTTCTCCTTCAGGTTCAGGAGTATTGCTCTCAGTCTGTTCCACAGCTTCAGGGGTAGACTCTGCAACTGTGCTTTCTTCTCTAGGCTCTGTAGTAATTCTTTCTTCACTCTCTCTTGGTGCTTCTGCATTTCCTCCTCCTGCTTCAGCTTGTACGATTGTGCTAGATTCTTCTCCTCCTCCAACTTCTTCAAGTACAGCTTCTCGCTCAACGATTCCGCTAGAGTTTGAGGTTTCGATGATGGTTTCTTCTGCAAAGAATTCTTGTATAACTTCGCCTGTTGGCGTGTTGTTGAAACTTTCTGTTGTTTCAATTCTTTCTTCAAAACTTTCGACTTCTGTTGTGAACGCTTCGATGGTCTTTGGCTCTTCATATGCTACCTCCATAGGTATAATCTCTTCTTCAATAGCTATGGTAAATATCTCAACAATCCCTGTGTTAATTTCTTCTTCGGCTATTTCTATAATATATATTTCTTCAAATATTTGTACCACCATTTCAGGTTCTTCAAACACTTCAAAGACTATTTCTTCTAATGGTATAAATTCTATTGTTTCTATTTCTGTTGATAATACTTCTTCTACTTCTTGAAATGTAGTCGATATGTGTGATGTTTGTATAGCTGATAAGACCTCATTATCATAGGTCATTGTTACAGAAATATTATCCACATTAGGACCAAGAAGATTACCGTTATTACCGCTGTTATCAGAACCGCTGATAAATATATTTCCTTGATTAGACCCTGACCCAGTGTACGAAACGCTATCTTCAAAATCTTTTCCATTAATCCCTGTAACATTAGTTCTCTCCTGTGTAGTAGTAGCTAGTACATTGCTATCAGAATCTCTAATCTGTAATCGGATTGTAAAGCTATCTGCTGGTCCACTGCCTCCCCAACATCCCGATACTCCACACTCTCCATTCTGTACTTCAACAGATGAGTTAAGAGTAATACCATTGTTAAGCATAGGTTGTGTGATGGTGTTAGAGAGCAAATCAAATGATTGTTCTATTGAGCCACTATCTCCGAATTCTAAATCATGTCCACCAGGACAACAATCTCCTATTCTTTGTGCATCTCCTTGTAATGTCCAACCTGTAGTTCCGTTATCGAATGTACCATTAGTAATTAAATTACCTGTTGTTTGACTGTCTGCTAGAACCATTAATGGAAAAAATAAAGGAATTAAGTATTTCATTGTCTCTCGATTGGGTATATTTCTTGTTCATTAGAACCCCATACAGGGTTGCCTATCTCTACATTATAAGTAGCACAACTACTTAGCATTAGGCTTAGTATTAATATTCTCATTTTTATTCCAGGTCATGCTCGGTTTAGTTGCAGCAGTAGCTCCTGTTAATTCTTGTTTGCGTTTCTCAATCCATTTAGCTTTGGCTTTCTCTCCTATCAATCCATCTATAGGGCATGGTGTACCAGCATCCATCATGGCTTGCCATACATTTTTGTCTTGGCACATCAAAGATATTGCTGCGACTTTCATGCCAAGCTTAGCTAAGACAGATACAGATTTTCTTCTTTCGCAATTAGGGTCTGTGTAATAGCTCCCAAAAGAGCCTGAGAAGCCAATTACAGTTACTCCAGCCGCTAATGGTATAACACAGCTATCTTGTCCATATACGCTCATACCAGGAGCTGAGGAGCTGTTTACGGCTGTTTTAGTATTTGTGCTGTTATTGGTTTCGTTATTCGTTGTACTGTTAGAACTAGAACCTGACTGGTAAGTCGTTGCTGATTCGTAACCACCTGTAATAGCAGTATTACTTCCAGCATTATTAGATTGGGTATTAGTTGTACTACCACTAGATGTAACATCTGCAATAGCATTTTCTAAGCATAAAGCTAAGATTAACAATCCAAGAATACCCAGTCCTTTTAAGACTTTCGACATTTCCATTTCCTAAGTGCTAGTGCTTTCCTTGTTGGTCTGCCTTTAGAATCTTTCATTGGTCCTTTAACTCCTCCCATTCTTGCACAAAAACTAGCTTTTCTTCCTGCTGCTTTAGAGCCTTTGGGTGCTTTACCTGTTACAGGTCTTTTAAGATTTGAACCTTGCGTTCTTTTAAAATATTTTCTACCAGCTTCATTCAATCCACCAGTTTTGCTTTGATACCTCTTAGCTACCATCTTATTTCCTAGTTAAAGAACCACCAAAATATAAACCAATAATTGAGAATATTGTGTGTGATTGTAGGTTAGTTATAAAAATTGAGTTACCTTGTTCAAAATAAGATGTCTCGTAGCTAGAACCAAATATCCACCAACCTGACTCAGCTTCTGTAACTATTTGATAAGCTACATTAACATCAGTAAAGATGGGTGCCATGATTGGTACTACAATAATAGAGAATACACACATCAAAGCTATCCATCTACGAGTGTGCTTAGTGTGGGAATCTTTAACATCACGAGCTTTATCAGTTTGCTTAGCTGCGAACCCTGCTCGTTGCATTAACATCTTTTGTTTTTCTTGTTCCGCTTGTCCTTTCTGTGCAAGGATAGACATAGCCCCACCTAGTACAGTAGAGCCAAGCATTGATATAAGTTCCATTGGTATCATTGCCTTAACCTCTCTCTTATGCTTTGAAATGATTTTACAAAATCAATATCCTTCATTACGCTTTTAGTTAAAACACCTTTTGTAGTTTGGTCTCTTAGATACGCTTTTATCTCAGATGGTGTCATCTTTTGCATTTGTTTAATTAGGTATTTACCTCTTGTTTTAATGCTTAATGCTTTTATCCTGCTGTCTGTTTGTGTCAAACCTTTTTTATCTTCTTTAATTCTTCTTGTTAATTTTTTGAGAACAGATGGAGTAAGCGTTCCACTTTCTATGGCATCGCTAATAATGTCAGAGGCTTCTTCAAAGCGTTCATTTTCTCTTGCATCCTTTAATCTTCTAAATAAAGATGATGATATTCTTGCTTCTCTTGCTCTTTCTGTATTATCTATTCTAGTAAACTCTTCTACTTCTGTAGCGGTTCCTGCTCTTTCTTCAAACTTTTCAGCGTAGCCATCTCCCATAAACCTTCTAGCTATAGGTATTTGATTTTTCTTTAGAGGCTGTCCGTTTTTAACTGCAGAAACAATGTTAATTAAATTTGAAAAAGTTTTTCCTGGACCACCTGTAAATTTTTCAGCTAAATATTTTATGTTTTCAGGAGAGGTTTCTAGCCCAAATCTTTCTGCTGTTTCAGCTAGAGCAAAAGCCATTTCACCACCAAAAGTGTCCATAGTGTAGGGAAACATATTTTCTTTTTGTGCCATGTTTTTAGTTTCTAACCATTCAGGTCTAATAGTTCTGCCTAACCCATCTTTGTTTTGCATCAAATCTGTAAAGGGAGTTAGCGGTGTTGGAACAATATTACGACCAACAGGTATGTAAGCATCTGTCATTTCAGAAAAAATGTTTGCCCCTTGTTCTAGATAGCTTTCATTGGTTACTTTGCCTGTAGCTGCTTTTTGTGCATAATCAGCCGCAACTGCAAAAGGCACCATAGAATAACCTATCGGCATAGATATGTATTCAGGCTTGCCTTCTTCATCAACCCCAGTTAAAAAAACTAATGATTTGTTTTTAACAAAATCGCTTCCTGTGGTTGTCCTAAGTTTTTCTTCCCAGTCAGGGTCTATGCTTGAGTTCCATTTATCTAAGCCCATTTTTATGCCAAACAAAGTTCCCATAAAACCCATTGCAAATTTTGGTTTTTGATATAAATTCTTTAGAAATACTTTACTTGCTTGTATGGCTGGGTTAGCAAATAAGAAAGAAGCCCTTACTACATTAACATTAGTACCTCCAAGTCTTGGGTCAAACGAAGAATCTCTAGCAGCTAAGGCTGCTGATTGTCTTGATTTCCCAGCTTCTCTTGCTAGCTTGTAAGTTTTGAATCTTGTTGCATCCTCAAAAACATTGTTCCAATCATCAAAAAATCTAGTTACTTTTCTTCCTAGAACCATAGGCGAAGAACTGGTCATGTTGTCTGTTAGTTTGTTTACTTGGTCAATTAATTGTTCTTTTGTTGTGCCTGCTAGTCCGCCAACGCTTCCGCCATCTTCTTTAAATTCATCATACAATCTGTATAATTCTTTTTGTCTTGGAGTTTCTGCTGGCAAATTTCTTTGTTTTCTGTAAATAGTGTTCATGTCATCCGTTACAGTTTTGTAAGGATTTAATGTAGCTGCTCCTTGTTTTGCTCCCAATCTAACTGAGTTATTAACAGATGCTTCTGTTGCATCCCTAAATAAGTTTGGTATAACAAAATCAGGGTTAAATCTTGTGTATAAAGCTCCTAGCCTTCTGTTCATTCCTGAAGCGAAGTCATACACTAGCTGTGTAATTGTTCCCATTTCTTGATAAGGAGTTCCTCTTAAAGCCCTAGCAATACCTTCATCAGCTAATTCCATATATTTTGTTTCGCCTTTGTCCATAAAAGTAAAAGCAGCATCGCTTGGGCGTTTATTAAGATTACCTGCTTTGCCAAACTTTTTACCATCTATGTCTTTAAGTAAGGCTTTAGCCGCCTCTTTGTTTTGTGGTGCATTAATTAACTTAACAAAAGCTAACGATGATTTGTTTACCTCAGCCCTTCTAATAATTTCAGCTTCTTGTCTATAAATATTTTCTCTTATAGATTTAACTTTTAAATCTTCACTGCCAACATCATCATAAATACCTGACCATTTTACCTCGCCTGGTGCGTTAGGTGTCCTAGATTTAAGTTGTATATCTTCATCAACAAGCCTATACAGAGGAACATAATTCTCACCATATTCTTTTTTCCAAGTATTTAATTTTTCTCTTGAAACTAATCCGCCTTCTACGGCTCTTTCGTTAGTCCTGTTTATTTGTTCTTTAAGAGTTTTGATTGGGTTTGCCAATTCTTTGTGTAAGTTTGCTCCTTCAAATTCTTTTATAATTGTTTTGGCTTGGGCTGTGGACATACCAGCAGCTCCCTCGCCTGTCTTTAAGTTATAATCTATTGCATATTTAGCGTGTAAATAGTTGTCTATACTGTCTGACAGTTCTTTTGAGGTTCTTCCGTTTAATTTAATTCCTGCGGTTGCAAGCTCATCCATAGATAAGTTGTGTTCTCCAACAATTAAATTATACCCACCATCTATTTTTCCAGGTTGGTTTCTTCTTGTTTGGTAATAATCTTGGTCATCTCTGCTAACTATTCCTTTTGGGTTGTCTTTGCTTATAAGAGAAGGGTCTGTGTATTCTTTTAACTCTAAAGGACCTCCTTCGTTGTATTGAAAAGCTCCTGATTCTTTTTGAAGTTGTCTTACTTTTATAGCATCATCGGTAAACATTTCTCTAAGGTTTAAGACTCTTTGTCTTGCTCCTTGTTGAGCTATAGTTAAATCTTCATCAGAAAAATTCTTTATGTTTTTATATATTGTATCAAGGTCAGCATCTTCGCCACCTCTAATTACTTTGG